TAATCTATCGCTTGAGTTTGCGGAACACCTCTTCTAATAACAACTGTTTCACCAGTTGCAGGAGTATTCCCAGATGTAAATGTAACATTACCACCTGACGCATCTCCAGCACCAGATACTGTATAGTGCGTGGTTAGAGTTTTGGTTGTTTCAGTTCCTGTAGAGGATCTGATAATTACTTGTAAATCTGTGTCTGCAAATATTTTAAATGTGTAGGCAAATTCAGTTGTACTGTCATTACCCGAATACGAATTTTTTACTGTTGTGCTTGATACTGTCATAACTTAAAAACCTTTAAACTTTTGTGAGGGTTTTGTAAATAAATATTCTTGGTTATAATCTTTTTTCATTCTTTTTTCTACTCTTTTTAATACACCCGGATTCATTGTTTCGGCAAGTTGATAGCCTATCATATAATCATAAGCAGACTTTATATAGAATAGATTTAAAAAAGGTATACTTTTTTCTATAGCATTATAAGTTTGTTTTGCAGCTTTACCGCCTTCACCTGTCATAGCATACTTAAAAGCAAGTAAAAGATCAAATCCTGTTAGTGGTACTGGACCAAATGCTGCCATACCTATTTCAGCACTATTTCTTGTTTCTCTAAATAATACATCTCCATATATACCTAATCCACCACCTTGTAAAAGAGCAGACATTATAGTTTTAAATTTAGTAGGATCTCTTCTTCCTTTACCTCTTAAAAAATCTTTTATACTCATAGATAAATAACCTAAAAATGCAGAAGTTACCATTAAAGCTGTTATACCTACAAATCCTCTACCAAAATCTTTATTAGGTCCTTTAAAATAAGATAGCTCTCTACCTAAAACTTTTGTAACTATGGCAAATGGAAATGCTTTAAATTGACCCATAAATCTTATTGCTTCACCTTCTGGTGTACCTGCTAAATGACCTCTAGTCATATTAGCTTTTAATCTAGCATCTGGTTCAATTACTGCATAAATTGTTCTATCTAATAACATGCCAGATACAGATGCTTTAAATTTTTCTTTTTCTATTTGTAATTGTCTTTGTGTTAAACTTTCTACATTTAATATTTTTTTCATATCAGTATCAGATATTTTATCCAACAAACCAATATTAATAAATTCCATACCATCATCTGCTTTTTCCATTGCAATTTTTCTAATAACATCCCATTTAGTAGAATCAATATTATATTGAGTAAAAAAATCTTGTAGCTGTTTGTTTAAATTTTTAAATTCTATATTTTTTTGTCTAGCAAAATAATTTGCCATACCTAACATTGAACCTTCTTTTAAAGTGTTAGTCCACCAAGAAAGTAAGTTATATTTAAAAAATGTTCTTTGAGCATTAGACCAACCTTTACTTAAATTATCTCCTACTTGGTGTCTAGCCGACATATCGTAAATAGTATTATCAACAATAAAACCTAACATTTGTGCTATGTCTTTTTTTTGTTTTGTATTTTTTATTTTAAACAAACTACCTAATGCTTCTGCCATACCACCTAAAAAAGTTCTACCTTGGTATCTAACTTCAGAACCATAAATACCTATATCAGCCGCTGCTGAAATTGTAGCTCCACCTAGTTTAGCCATAGATGCTAAAGACCTAGCAATAGCAGAATATCTTGCTATTCCAAAATCTGCTACTGTATAAATAGAACCATCTATAACTTTCATATATTTTTCAAATTGTTCTGGTCTTGAAATATTTTCTGCTGATGCACCCTTACCATCATCAACCATTCTTTTTTGTACAGCAAATCTAATCTTTTCAAAATTTTCTTTTGGTTTAGTGCCAAGTGCATCTATCATACCAATGTTTCTTCCAGCAGTTTGTAAACCAGAAAAAAAAGATTCTTTTAAATTACCAACACCAAATTTATCATTATAATCAAACCAATCATCTGCAGTTTTAAAATGTAGTATTCTTTTAAAGTTTGAATCTTTTGCTATGTTTTTAGAGGTTCTTGCTCCATAAGAATTTGCCACTCCATCAGCTATTAAATATTTATTACCAACTAAAGTATTATAAACTTGTTGTAAAAACTCATCTACATTATCTGTGTTTGCAAAAGTTCTTTCAGCATCTATTTTTTGCATAACATAATCTTTCCATACTTTATAATTTTTATTATAATTAATATCTGTACCTTCAAACCTTTCGTTAATTTTTATATCATCTAAATTTCTTCCTAATGTGTTTGCCGCATTTCTAACATTATATGGATCATGTGATTGTTTAACAATATATCCCCACATTTTAGCAATATTAGCTCCTCTATCATTTAATTTTTGTCTAATTGTTTCAGAATATTCTTCCATAATCTCTGCTAGTTTTCTTATTTGTGGATTTTTTTCTGTAACTATTGGTTTTGTTCCAGCTCTTTTTTCCATTGGAGTTTGTTCTTGAGCAAGTTCTGACATTGCTCTTGTAACTCTTCTTTGTGTTTCAGCTTCTGTTATACCTTCTAAACCATCTCTAAACATTATCTCTAAATTGTTTGCTCTTAACTTTGCATTAAACCCAGCTATTAATTGATTGACACTTGCATTTTGTAAAACAGAAGCTGCTGCTCTCCCACCTTCAACTCTTCTATTTGAACCAACCATTATTGCAATTAATCCCTCTTCTGGATTATCCGGAAAACTTTTTAAAACAAAATCTGTTAACTTTCTATTTTTAACTTCATTTTCAATGGCATTTCTTTTATCTATTTTTTTTTGTGCTTTAATTTGTTCTGAAACATCTTTAGCAATTCTATCTACATTAACTTCATCAATAGAAGTTAGTTTAGCTTCTGCTTGTGCTATTTTAATAGAATTAATTATTTCTTCTTTTGTAGCTGAACGAATAGATGATTTTTTTAATAATTTTTCTACTCTTACTAAACATTTATCTGACATAATTATCTTCCATTAACGCAGTTTATTGCGTCTTTAATTGCTTCATCTAGCTCTTTTGATTTTGTAGTAACTTCATCTAAATCTTCTGTTCTTAATTTTATTTCAGAATCTCCTTGTTCAAATTTTAAATTCAAATCTTTTTGTGATTCTCTAACAGCTTCTAATTGACTTTGTAATACTTCTATTTCTGCATCTTGTTCTATATTATTTCTATTAACAATATTATCTTCTAAATTTTTTAATTCTACATCATCTATTGATGGTCTGGGAGTAGAACTAATATCTGGATTAGGTGATGAATCTGTAGAATTTCTTAAAATTGGATCGGCATTTGCTATAGGAGTTACATCAACAGGATTATCTAACATAACATCACCAATAGCTTTTTGTAATAACATTTTTCTTGTGTTAGGATCAGTTGCTTCTAAATCTTTCATAATTTGAGAATTTTCTGGATAATATTCTCTATATAAATTTATATTTATATCTGTCTCTGTATCATTTCCTAATATTCTTTTACCTTCAGCAATTTTTTCATTAAATTTTCTACGAGTATTTATATCTTTTAATTTACCAGCACCTACATGAAGTCCACTACCTAATACTGTACCAAATGTAACATTTAATAAACTGTCGTACATATCATAATCAGCTTGTAAAGATTGAGCTACACCATAAACAATAGGCTCAACAAGTGTTGCACCAACAGCACCTTCTACTGCACCTCTTATTGCTCTTGCTTTTGTAAATCCTTGTCTAGCAACAAGTCTGGCAAAGTTAGTCTGTCCAAAAACAGGTATAAAAGATGCTGCTATATTTATTGGGTCTACCATACTGGTTGCTAATCCTGTAGCAAATTTTGTAGCACCCACATAAAATCCACCAGATAAAGGATTCCAAGAACCTTTTGGTCCTCTCATCATAATATTTTGTCTAGCTCTTTCTTCATTTTTTTCTCTAACCATAATATCAACAACTGATTGATATTCATCTTCTTCAAAATATAATCCTATTTTTGCATATTCTTTATTTAGCTCTAGTCTATCAACCATATTTTCTTTACTAAATCTTGATTTATTTCTTGCTTCACTTAAATCACTATAATTTAATAAAGAATTTACTGGGTTAAAATTCCAGTTATCAGCAGCAACCGCACCCAATGATTCAAATAAACTTACTTCGTATTTGTCATAACCGGTTTCTTGTGCTGTCTCATCTATGTTTAGTCCAAAACCTAAATTCATATTATTTATCTAAAAAATATTTTTTAAAAAATTCATTTCTAGCTAATGGTTTAACTATTCCATTTTTGTCTGTAAAAACTCTTTTGTATTCTTTTTTCATTCCTTCTTCATCTCCAGCAAATAATGCTTTTTTAAATTTTTTAAAAACTTCTGGTTTATTAAAATTTCTTACATTAAATTGCATATCTATTAACATTTGTTTTCTTCTTCCATCTAAATTAATAAATTTATTTCCATGAGTTGTAATTAATATTTTTTCTGTTTTTTTTAAATCTTGTCTTAAAATATCATTTGATATTTCTAAAAAATTATCTTTTGTTATTTTAGACAGGTCATAATTATATACTGTATTTGTTTTTTGTTCTTCTGAAGTAAGTTTATGTCCAAAACCTATAGTATCTAAACCACCTTCTGGAGATTTATGTCTAAAATTTTTAAAACTTCCATTTAAAAGTTTATCATTTTCTACAGTTTTTATATAACTTTCAAAAGATTTTTCGTTGTATATATTATTATCTATATTATTATTTGTAGCTTCACCTTCATTTACAGTAAATCCGCTATAACCTTTTATTTGTCCTATTTCATATTCTGTAGGTACATCAGTAACTCTTAATTTTTTAATATCCATTTCTATATCTGTACCCGGTAAAATGTAGCTAGTATCATTAAAGTTAAAACTTAACTCTTTACCATCAGCATTTACAACTGGTGCAAACTGACCACCATCTAAAACAACCCCAAAAACCAAACCAGTACCATCACCTTTATTTCTCCATTCACCATGCATCCTCATCATTCTTTTATGTTTATCTGAAAGTTCTTGTTCACTTACTCCTTGATTAAAAGGATCTGTACTTCTAAATGCTACAGGATTAAAATCTTCAATATAATATTCTTTAATTAATTCTGCTTTATCTTTTACCGCACCAGCAGTAGTACCAAATTCTGTTAAATCTTTACCATCATATTTTAATGGAATGTAATAAGTATCTTCTATTTGAAAATTTTTTAAAAACATATTAGATGCAGATTCTACTGCATCTCCTTGATCAAATTTAGTGTTAGTATACATTTCGTTTAAAGCATAATATGATAAAACATTTTGTACATTATCCATTGCTGATACAGCTTGACTACTATCAATATTATTATTTCTACGAATAATATTTTCAAATTTTTGTAAATCAGAATTGGTTGCAATTTCTGCTTCTATATCTGAAAATTTAATATCATTTCTTTTACCCCAATCTTTTAATTTATCTTGCTCTACTTTACTATCAAAACCAAAAAATTTTTCTGCTTCTATATCATTTACAAAACCACTCATAACAAATGACGCAGTAAAAGGTAGTCCGGCAGCCTGTAATTCTTGTAGAGCTTTAGAATCAAACTCACCAAAGTTAGTTCGTAATGAAGCTAACATAGCTTTAGATTCTGCTGCATTATCTTGTGATTTTAGTTTATAAGTTTCTACAAAATTAATAGCTTCAGTATTTGTCATAACTTTTTGTTTATGTTCTGGTACACCTAGTTTTGTTTGAGCATTTATTAGTGCTTCTGTTATTTGAAGTTTTAATGATGATTGAGCATCTACATTTGTTTCATTATTTAGTTGTATATTTAATTCATCAATTTCAGAATTAGTTGTATATATAAATTTTGCAGGATCTTCATTTAAAGCTGTAGATCTATTAATTAAAGCTGTTTCATATTCTTGAATAATAGGTTGTGCATTTTTTTCTCCAACCAAAATAATTGCTTCTTCTTTAAAATTTTCAACTATATCTGCTAAATCTTTATTAGGTGCTGAAAATAATATTTTTTTATTATCAACAGTAGTATCAATAATATATTTTTTTTGCATATATTTATTTATTTTATCTGCTGGTAAAACTTCTTTAGCTAGATCCATATCAAAATATGGAATATCTTTTCCTGCTGCAGATGCTGCTAAAACATTATTCCATTGATCATTAATTTGAGGAGTTAATACTAATTTAGCTTGATTCATTAATTTAACTTTATTTTCATAAGTTATATCTGGAAAATTTTTTGCATCTTTTAATGCAAACAATAAATTTCTAGGCTCTTGTTGAATCATTGCATTTGCATCATGTAATTGAATTTCACCGGGTATACTATCTAGCATAACTTTTAATTCTGGTGCTGATACTTGTGAGGTAAAAGTATCTATAGTTAGTTTTTCTAAATCTGTTTGTAAAGTTTCGTTGTCAATACCACCATTTAATTTAGCAGTTGATACTAAAAGTTCTTTTTGTTTATCGTAACCATTAAATAAATTTTTTAATATATTTTTTGATATTTGTGTATCAGTTCTAAATATTGTTTTTTGTGTTTCTGCTAACGCATAGTTTTCAAATTTAATTCCAACATTATTGTTAGTTGCTAAAGATTTATATTTATTAATTAAACTATTAGATTGATCTTTTAAATATTTGTTAGCAACATCTTTATTAGTAGACATTACTTCATCAGTATTAATAGTATCTGATACTTTTATAAAATCAGTTATAAAATTGTTTTCTAATTTTAATGCTTCTGCTTGGTTTTGTGCTTTTGTTTCTTGTATTTTTTGATTAACGAGCATTTTAGTAGCAGGTGCTAAAGCAGTAGCTAATGTTTGATTTAATCCAATTTGAGGAGCATTAGTAGTTCCCGCTAATTGAGTGATTGATCCTTCTGCTGTAAATGTAGGTATCTTTGGCATTACATTATATCTCCCGGATCTCTACCATATCCACTTTTACCATAACCAGTATAATTTCTTGTTGTGTTTGTTGTGTTTGTTGTGTTTGGTTTTGAAAAATTATTCATTGTTAATAAGGTTGTACCAGCATTTACTACAGTTCCTATTTGTGCAAGTCTAGCAGATTGTCTAGCCATGTTACCTCTTATTCTTGCAAAACTAGCTTCTTCTCTTTTATTAGCTGCAGCAACTTGTGAATTATATCTTATTAAATTTTCTTGTAATCTTTTTTCAAGAGCATTTGATAAAGCAATATTATATGCACTACCACTTCCTATAACTACTCCAGATTTAGCAAGAGCAACTGTAGTTTCTCCTTTTACTTTTTGATAAGTCTTATTAAATTGTGCAATATCAAATTCTGCTTTTTGTTCTATCTGTGTAGCTTGACCATCTAATACTGCAGCAGTTCTATTGTTTGCTGCTTGATTATATTTACCAATAGCACCTTGTTGTGTA